ATCTTTCCCACAGCCGACACGACTTGGGTGTATGACGTTGCCACCCAAGCGTGGCATGAGCGTGCTGGATTTGACAACGGCTCGTTTACCCGGCACCGCAGCAACTGCCAGATGACGTTTGGCAACAACGTCATCGTGGGCGACTACCAGAACGGCAACATCTACGCCTTCGATTTGGAAGATTACTCGGACAACGGCAGCATCCAGAAGTGGCTGCGGTCGTGGCGGGCGCTGCCCACCGGCCAGAACAACTTGAAGCGCACCGCGCAGCACAGCTTGCAGTTGGACATTGAGTCGGGCACTGGCTTGAACGGCTCAATGATTGTCGAGGTCATATACCTTCAAACGGAAGACGGCGACTATTTGGTTACGGAGTCGGGTGATCGACTAATTGCAGAGCAGCAAACCGTGATCACCCAAGGCAGCGACCCCGAGGTCATGCTGCGCTGGTCGGACGATGGCGGTCACACATGGTCCAGTGAGCACTGGGCCAAGATCGGCAAGATTGGCGAGTACTATCGCCGGGTGTTCTGGCGCAGGCTTGGAATGACGGTAAAGCTGCGTGACCGCGTTTATGAGCTATCGGGCACTGACCCTGTGAAGATCAGCATCATGGGCGCAGAGCTAATTCTGAGCCCGACCAATGCTTAGCCCAACCCCGCCAATCATCACGCCCCCACGGGTACCGCTGGTTGACCCGCGCACGGGGTTAATTGCCCGAGCGTGGTACTTGTTTTTCTTGTCGCTGAACAGAGCCACCACGGCGATCATTGACGAGTCAGGGATTACGTTTAGCGCTGAGTCGTTGGTGGCGTCGGTTGAAGCAGAACTGCAAACGCTGACGCAGTTTGCGGAGACGCAGCCCCCAGTTGTTGCTTTACCGGCCTCAGACGCGCTGACAGATTGCTGCTCGGGTTTGGAGTCGCAGATCGCCGAGTTGCAAAAGCAAGTGCAGGCGTTGCAACTGACGCCGCTACCAGCGTTTGATTTTGGCACAATGGCTTTTGAAAACATTGGCATTTCGGGCACGGCTGCGTTGGCAAAGCTCACAGCCCTAGGAACAGATGGCTCCCTGACCTTCACCGACGGAATCATCACCGCATACGTGGCACCAACATAAGGAAACATCATGACCGTATCAGTAAAAGTCCTCGTTCCCGCCAAGACGGTTGAGAACAGTCAAACCACCCAGTACACCGCGACTGGCGTGACGGCCATCATCGACAAGTTCACCGCGACCAACTTCAGCGCCACGGCGGCAACGATCAGCGTCAACCTTGTCACGGCGGCAGGCTCGTCGGGCAACAGCAACTTGATCACCAAGACCAAGACGCTCCAAGCGTCTGAGGTGTATACGTTCCCAGAACTGGTCGGTCAGGTGCTTGGCATTGGCGACTTCATCAGTACAATTGCTGGGACTGCCAGCGCCATCAACATGCGGGTCAGCGGGCGTGAGGTGACTTGATGATTGTTCGCAAAGCCACGGAAGCTGATCTGCCCCAGTACGTTGTACTGGCAGAGTCGTTTCACATGGCGTCACCCATGCACAACGTGATTGCGTTTGACGTAGACGGGTACTCTGAGTTCTACCTGTCGTCAGTGCAAAACGACAGTGTTGGCGTCTGGCTTGCCGAAATTGATGGCGTGGTTGTAGGCATCTGCGGCGCGATTGCGTACCCGATGTACTTCAACCCATCGGCGGTTGTTGTGCAAGAACTTTGGTGGTGGCTGACTCCGGCATCGCGTGGTAGCGGCGCTGGAGGTCAGATGTTCAAGCAAATTGAGCAGTGGTCAAAAGAGAAAAACGCATCGGCGTTGTTCATGATTGCACTGGAAAACGAGCGCTCAAAGAAGATGGAAAATTTGTACACCCGCGCAGGCTACAGGCCGATGGAGCGCACATTCATTAAAGAGGCCGCATCATGGCAATAGCAACCGGCACAGCCATTCTAGGCAGCGCACTGATCGGCGGCATGGCCGCTAATCGAGCATCCAAGTCACAAGCTGGCGCTGCCGACCGCGCCGCCGCACTGCAAAAAGATGTTGCCGACCAGCGCGTTGAACTTGAACGGGAACAGTTTAACCGCCAACTTGAACTGCAAGCCCCCTTCCGCGAAGTGGGCCTCAATGCACTGAACAAGCTCGCACCTCTTGCGTCAGAGTACACGCCATTTGGCATGGCGCAGTTCCAACAAGACCCTGGCTACGCCTTCCGCATGTCCGAGGGGATGAAAACGCTGGAGCGAGGCGCTGCGGCCCGTGGTGGCCTACTGTCGGGTGCGACGATGAAGGGGCTTCAGCGGTACGGTCAAGACTTGGCTTCGCAAGAGTACCAGAACGCATTCAACCGTTACGGCATCGAGCGCGAGCGTCGGTTGAACCCGTTGCAGTCGCTTGCTGGCGTGGGCCAGACTTCGGCGCAGCAAGTGGGTGCTGCGGGTCAAAGCATGACCTCCGGCATAGGTAATGCGCTGGGCGCATACGGTCAAGGCGCAGGCGAGGCTATGGGCGCTGCGGCGCAGGCCCGCGCATCTGGCTACGTGGGTGGGGCCAACTCGCTCACTGGCGCGTTGGGTCAGTACATGAACTACAACCAGCAACAAGAGCAAAACGAGCGATTTAACCAACTAATAGGTCTGCGCGGCGGCGGTGGTCGTGTAACAAACGACATGTTGCGCGACACCTCATACACGGGCGGCTATGGCGGTGGCCGCGTAACAAACGACATGCTGCGTGACACCTCATACACAGGTGGTTATGGCGGTGGGTACGGCGGCGGCGTCACTAATTTCTCCGACTTTGATGGGTCTTAATCATGGCACTCGTTAACCCCAACATTGCACTGGGTATTCGTCAGCCCGAGTTCACGCCTCGCAATGCGATGGCTGAATACGCGCAGATGCAGCAAATCATGAACGCGCAAGACACGCAGCAGATGAACGCGCTCAAGATGCAGGAGGCGCGATTTTTGGCTGAAAATCGCAACAGTCTTCGAGGACTTAATTTTGATGCGCCTGATTACGTCAGCCAAGTTGCAAAGTACGACCCGAAGTTGGCCTCAGAAATTGCAAAAGAACGCGCCACTATTGCATCCCAACAAGCCGCAGCTAGGGCCAGCGGTGCTGCTGCGGATAAATCCGGGTTTGAGTTGACAAATTTGCGGCGTAAGTTTGGCGACGATCTCAAGCGCGGGTTGTCGGCCAACCCATCGGACGAAAACATTATTGCTTTCGGTCAAGACGCCGTGCTGCAAAACTTGTACACCGAAGATCAAGTCAAGGCCACGGTTGGTCAATTGCTGGCAATGCCGCGAGAAGAACGTGTGCGGGTTCTTTCGCAATCAGGCGCGTCTGCCGGTGAATTGAAGCCGTTAATTCAACAGGTCAACCAGGGCGGTCAAACGCAAGTGGTGCGCGTGCCTGCGTTTGGTGGAGCGCCAACTGTTGCGGGTACGTATGCCGATGTGCCGTTGCCTGCGGATGTGCAAGCACAAAAAGTGCAATCTGCAGCCGCCAGCGCACCGAGACTTACTGTCAGCACAGAGAAAAAATACGGTGAACGATTTGGTGGTCTGATTGCTGATCAAGACGCTGCCAAATTAAGCGCTGCCGAGAATGCCCCTGGCGCTGCGGCAACTGCCGACCGAGTACTGGATTTGATCGGAACCGGCAAAGTGATCACCGGCACGGGTGCAAATGTCCGTTTGCAAATTGCCAAGGCGTTGAATTTGGCCGGTGGCACCGATTCGGAGAAGATCAAGAACACCGAGGTGCTGGTTTCTTCGTTGGCCGAAACAACACTGGGTGCGATCAAATCGTCGAACCTTGGCGCAGGTCAGGGCTTCACCAACGCCGACCGAGACTTCTTGGAGAAGGCCAAGGCCGGTCAACTTACCTACGACTCTGGGTCGCTGGCCGAACTGGCCCGTCTTGCCCGTCTTGCTGCTGAAAAGAGTGCCGAGTCGTGGAACACCCGAGTCAAGCAGATTCCCGCCACTGCCCTCGAGGGTACTGGTATTTCTACCCAGCCGGTGATTGTGCCGCCACGCAAACAAAAAGCAACAAGTGCAAGCCCAGCCCCCAAGGGAGTTGATCAAGCACTTTGGAATGTCATGACTCCAGAGGAGCGCAAATTATGGCAGAAATGACAATTGAACAACAACAAGCTCTTGCAATGGCTGCCGCACGTATGCGGATGGGTCAGCAGTCTGATTCAACCAATGAAATTCCCGGCAACCGTCGTACCTACTCTGCCGCTCAAGTACCGGTTGAAGCTGTCAAGAATCTGCCCGAGAGTACGAGTAAGTTTGTTGGTGGCCTTGTGCAAGCAGTCACCAGTCCAATTCAAACTCTTACCGGCCTCCTTGATGCTGGTGCTGGGGCGCTGCGCAACACGTTGCCAAAAGGCGTGGTCAACTTCATCGACCAGTTTGACACCAACCCTGAAGCCACGCAGCGGGCTGTCCAGACAGCCAACGCCATTGGTGGCATGTACAAGGACCGCTACGGCAGCTATGAGGGCATTAAGCGCACGTTTGCCGAAGACCCAGTGGGCGCTGCTGCTGACCTGTCCACCCTGTTGACTGGGGGTGGTGCTGCCGCGACCAAGCTAGGTGCCGCGCAGACGGGTGGCGCGTTGTCCAAGGCTGGTGCTGCAATTAATCCGATGCGCCCATTTGCACCACTTGTCGAGGTTCCGGTTCGGTACGCAGGCAGGGGCGTAGGGGCGATCTACAACGCCCTTGACCCAAAATCGACCGCCTATCTGACGGCGGTCGAGGGGCGCGGCCCAGAGGTGCTCAACGCTTTGCGAAACGCTCCCGAGCTTGTTCCCGGCAGCAAGCCCACGGCTGCTCAAGCAGCGTCATCCGTTGGTGCAACTCGATTTGCCGCAATGGGCGATTCTGCTTCCCGCACCACCCCGACCCCGTACTTTGAGCGGGCAGAGGCTCAGAAAGCCGCGCAGTTGGGTGCTGTTCGACAAGTGGGCGGGACTGCCGCTGAACTTACTGCTGCCGAGGCGGCTCGTAAATCCACCGCCTCTCAGCTTTACGGGATCGCAGACAAAGCGCTTGTCCAAGCCGACGATGTGTTCATGAGTCTTTTGTCCCGCCCCTCGATGGACAAGGTTCTTTCTCGAGCCGGGTCGCTGGCAGCGGAGAAGGGCCAGCCGTTTCAGATTGGTCAGAACCGACCAGCCCAGATAGTGCCATCATCAATTGTTGACGAGGCTGGTCGCCCGCTGGGGCAAACAGTCATCCCGGGTGAGGTTGCCAAGTTCCCCGGCAGTAGCCTGCACGCCATGAAGATGGCGTTTGACGATCTCATCAAAAACCCCGAGCGGTTTGGCATAGGCTCTGCGGAAGCGGCTGCGATCAACAAAACCCGTGGGCAGTTTCTTAGCTGGGCCGAGAGCAAAGCACCTGACTACAAGGTCGCACGGGAGACTTTTGCTGCCCAGAGCAAGCCGATCAATCAGATGGAAGTGGGTCAGTTTCTTGAGGGCAAGTTGACCCCCGCCCTCGGTGAAGAAACGGCCCGCCTTCGTGCTGCTGGCTTTGCCACGGCTATGGGCAATGCCCCGGGCACCATCAAGCGGGCGACGGGTCAGACCCGGTTTGAGCAATTGAGCGAGGTGCTCACGCCCGAGCAATTGAAGATTGTGGAAGGTGTTCGCGCTGATCTTGCCAGAGCCAAGGCCACCGAGGCCCAGGCCGCAGCCGCTCGTGGCGCTGGCCCAGATGTGAACCTGATGGGCACCGAGGTCATGGGTACTGTTCGGGCACCCAACTTGATCAACAACGTGACCACGGTTGCCAACGACTTGCTGCGCCGATTCCAAGGCAAGCTGGATCAGAAATTGGCAATCGAGTTGGCTGCTGAGATGATTGATCCTGCCGCCGCTGCTGCCGCGCTTGAAAAAGCACTTGTGAGGCAAGCCAGAGGCGAGAAAATGGCAGCACCGTTTAAAGCAACTGGAAAAGCCGCATCCAAAGCGCTTCGCACTCCAGCCGTTGTGAACGTGCTTGCCCCGATCACCGAAAGTCAAAACGCCCTTGCACCTTGATCATGGACTACCAGACCCTTTTCAACATCGCCGTTGCCGTCGCTGGGTTCCTTGGCGGCTGGACGCTCAACCGCATCTACCAGGCCATTGACCGCCTCGACAGCGATGTGCGCCAGATGCCCATGAGCTACGTTGCCCGTGACGACTACCGGACCGACTTGAAAGACATACGCGACATGCTCGGCAAAATCTTCGACAAGCTCGACGGCAAGGTGGACAAATGATTGACCCTACTAAAGTCATCGGCGCGGTTGCCGCCAGCGTTGCGGCGCTGGGTGGCAGCTACACCCTGGCCGACAAGTTCGGTTGGTTCGACCGCGCCATCATCGAGTGGTCGCCTGAGAACTTCAAGATCACGGCAGAGGCTGGCAAGCCGATCAACGTCACCGTTGCGCGGATCAAGAAGCGCGACGATTGCTCTGTTGAGAGCTTTACGCCCAGCATTCGAGATGCCGCAGGGATGGTCCATGCAGCAACCACAACTGCTAGTAAATTCAGCGGCCCAGCAGGGCCAGAGATTGACACCTTCACGTACCAATTGACGATGGTGCAGAAAGAAAAGATTGCTGATGGCAAGGCCACCCTGCTTGCAACGATCAAGTACAAGTGCCCGGAGGGTGAGCGAGTTGTGCAGTACCCGCGCCACCCCAACCTAAGTTTTGACTTGAAAGGGTAATCATGCTCGGACTTGACGCGCTTCTCTCGGTCGGTGGCAAGCTCATCGACAAGCTCATCCCCGACCCAGAGGCCAAGGCCAAGGCCCAGCTTGATCTGGCTAGGATGGCCCAGGACGGCGAGTTGGCGAAGATGGCTAACGACACCAAGTTGGTCGAGTTGATGAACGCCAACACCGACAGCGCCCGCGACATGAACGCCAAGGTGCAAGAGTCGTCAAACGCATCCTGGCTTGCCAAGAACACCGCGTATGCGCTCGATGTGGGCATCGTGTCGGCCACCATCTTCTTGGCTTGGTTTGCCTTCATCAAGGGTGTGCCAGACGCCAACAAGGAATTGGTCTACATGGCTCTTGGCTCCCTTATCACCATGAGTGGCACCATCTTGAATTTTCACCGTGGCAGTTCACAAGGCTCCAAGGACAAGGGCGCTGATCTTCAAAGACTCAAGGACGACAAATGAGACACAACTGGGACGAAGCGCTCCTGCACATCCTCAAGTACGAGGGTGGCTACGTCAACCATCCGTCTGACCCAGGCGGCATGACCAATCTAGGAGTGACCAAACGTGTCTGGGAAGAATGGACTGGCAAGCCTGCCACTGAGGCCGACATGCGTGCGCTCACACCTGAGATGGTTGGCCCTCTCTACAAGACGCGCTACTGGAACGCTGTCAAAGGCGACGATCTTCCTTCTGGGGTTGATCTGTGCGTGTTCGATGCTGCTGTCAATGCTGGCGTTGGTCGTGCTAGTAAATTTCTTCAGCAAGCTGTTGGAGTGAACGCCGATGGGCAGATCGGCCCCAAGACGATTGCGGCCGTCACAGCCAAGCCAGCCGACGATGTGATCGAGGAGTTCTGCGCTCTGCGCGAGGCTCACTACAAGAGCCTGTCCACTTTTGCCACGTTTGGCAAAGGCTGGATGCGTAGGCTGGGCTCGGTAGAGGCCGAGTCCAAGACTCTAACGGCGTAGGGACTTACGACTCCTCCCTTGTAGGACGCGGGCAGTTCTCTGGCGGCACAACCACACACCAGACTGCGCTGTACTGTCCGCGTGTAGGACCGGACCACCTGTCGATGTAAGCGTCCTGCATAGTCGCAAGGATGCGACTCAGGGAGTCAGCTTCCACTTTTGTGAGTTCCGTAATCTGCCTGACCGTCAGACCGTCCTCGCTGGCACGCAGCACCTTGCGAACAAGATCGTGCTTAGACTTCATGCTTGCGACCTTGCTCGAATTGTGGCAGCGCAATCTATTGCCACGCCCAAAATTACGTTGGATGGCTTATTGGCTATGTTGATGCACACCAATGCACACGCTTCTCTTTCGGCCAGCACAGCCTCATTGATGCGCTTTAGCCAAAGCTCGGCCTTGTCGAAGCCAATCTCACGCTCAAGTTCTTCAAGCAAGTCTTCGGTCGTGTCACCGTGGCCGGTGGCGTAGCCTTTCGCTATCATCCATGCAGCCAGCTTGTTGCGCTCGTCAGCAGCAACAAGGGCGGCGAAGCGTCTCAGTGACCCGTTGTCCCCATCAAAGCCTACAAACCCAGCCTCACGGGCAATGCGGGTGATGTCGTCGCGGGTCATGTGTTCTTCTCCACAATGTCGTAGAACCAGTCGTCGCCAGCAGACCACTTGCGCGTACCATCAACAGTCCAAAAGGCTTTGGCTGCTTGGAAGTCAGGGAACTTGACCTCTGCGGGGATCAGCGATTGGTCGTACCAAAGGCAGCGGTTGTTGGGCTGCGTGGCGAACTGGCCGTTCTCCAACCGGATGAAGTTGAACGACTTGTGCTCCTCGGCCTGCTCGGTGAAACCCGTATCAAGGTCTTGGCCGTCAGCGCAGAAGTCCACGGTGAACAGGTAGCGCCCGTGGTTCCACTGCTTGTCCTTGCCCAAGAACTTGACGCCCAGGTTACGCAGGCC